CAAAGTTTACAAGCAGAAAGAACTGCTTGAGGATGCGATTATTATCTATCGTGTCCAACGTGCGCCAGAGCGCAGAGTATTCTACGTTGATGTGGGCAACATGCCTTCACACCTTGCTATGCAATTTGTGGAGCGTGTGAAAACGGAAATACATCAAAGACGAATCCCATCCAAGACAGGTGGTGGCACAAATGTCATAGACTCAAGTTATAATCCACTGTCAATCAACGAAGACTACTTCTTTCCACAAACTGCTGAAGGGCGTGGATCAAAAGTTGAGACTCTACCAGGTGGCACTAACTTAGGAGAGATTGATGATCTTAGGTATTTTACTAACAAGTTGGTGCGTGGTTTACGCATACCTAGTTCTTATCTACCCACAGGCGCTGATGACGGCGCATCGCAATATAATGATGGACGAGTAGGCACAGCATACATTCAAGAATTAAGATTCAACAATTACTGTGAACGCCTACAATCTATGCTTGAAGAAGTGTTTAACAGAGAATTCAAACTATATTTGCATTCAAAAGGTGCAAACATTGACTTTGCAATGTTTGATTTAAAACTAACACCTCCGCAAAACTTTGCAGCATACAGACAAGCAGAACTAGATAATAATAGAATCAATACATTTGGACAGATGACTGCTATACCATTTGTTTCGAACAGATTTGCACTGAAAAGATTCTTAGGTCTTAGTGATGAAGAAATCAAAGAAAACGAACGCTTATGGAAAGAGGAAAACGAAGATATTATACAAGTAGACGTCGATCCAGCAGGAGAGATGAGAGGCGCAGGAATAAGCTCTGCCGGAATGGCCGGAGACGTTGGAGGCTTGGAAACAGGCTTAGAGGGCGATTTAGGAGGCATTGAAGGCGGTGATGCTACTCCACCAGATACTAATACAGGTGCCGACCTAGGTGCTGCTCCTGCACCTGGAGCAGAAACGACTCAAACGATATAAATAATACTATGCTACTACGTGAATTATATTACTTTGATCCAAAAACAATGGAACCAGTTGAAGATAATACCTACGAAGCCGAGGATGATATCAGTGTGATTACAGTTGATGACAACCGTAAAACTCGTTTAACCTTAAAAGATATTAATCGTGCTCGTAAGGCAAGTGATTCGCACAGAGAAGAAGTAGCAAAAGAACAAGAGTTCATAAAACAAATGTATGGTCAGCCACCTGAAGGAGCAGCAGGCGGACTATAAATGACAGTATCCTTTGTTTTAGGCAATGGTGTTAGTAGACAATCAGTTAAATTAGACAAGCTAAAAGCACATGGTAAAATATATGCTTGTAATGCTGTTTACAGAGAGTTTTCACCTGATTATCTAGTGGCAGTTGACACAAAAATGATAATTGAAATTACAGATACAGGTTATCATTTGAATAACGAAGTATGGACAAATCCCAACAAATTAACCAAAACAAATCCTAATTTACACCTGTTTGAACCCAATAGAGGTTGGAGCAGCGGTCCTACTGCACTCATGCTAGCAAGCAAACATGCTGCTAAAACAATATACATTTTAGGCTTCGATTACGCCGGTTTAGGCGTCGATAATAGCAAAGTAAACAATGTATTTGCTGGCACTAAAAACTATAAAAATGTCAACGATAGAGCTACATATTTTGGTAATTGGGAGCGTCAAACTATGGCATGTATAAAAGAGTTTCCTAAAACTAAATACGTTAGAGTGATAGAACACAAAGAAAGTTTTGTCCCTGATAAGCTAGAAGGATTAGCTAATTTAACGCATATTACACTAGAAAAATTTAACAATAAATTTAATATTTTGTAATAAAATTATAAAATGGGCTGTTTTGACCCCATTTTCTGCGTATTTTTTCCAAAAAGTGTAAATATAATAGACAGCCTTGTAAACATATATAAAGGAGATAAACAATGGCAAAAGCAAACAAATTTGAAGAAATGCTTGAGCGCCTAGTCAATGAAGACAAAGCAGGTGCGGAAGAGCTATTCCACGAAATCGTGGTAGAAAGATCACGTGAAATTTATGAAAACCTACTAGCTGAAGACGAAGAAGAAGTTGATGAAGCAAACGACGAAGAAGTAGATGAGTCTGAAGACGATTTAGACGAAGCTGCTGACGAAGAAGTAGATGAGTCAGAAGACGAGCTTGATGAAGCAGCTGACGAAGAAGTCGAAGAATCAGACGAAGACGACCTAGACGAGTCATTTTTTGACGAAATGGGTGGCGATCCAGCAGACGATATGATGGGTGACGTTGAAATGCCAGGCGCAGACGAAATGGGCGCTGAAGATCCAGAAATGGGAATGGGCAGCGAAGACGATGACCTAGAAGATCGTGTCATGGACCTAGAAGACGAACTAGCACAGCTACAAGCAGAATTCGAAGCAATGATGGGTGATGAAGCTGGCGACGACGAAGGCGACGACGAAATGCCAATGGACATGGACATGGATGACGAAGGCGACGACGAAATGCCAATGGACATGGATTCAGAAGAAGGCGACGACGAAGAAGAAGCTGAAGAAGAATCAACTGAAGAAGCAGTTGAAAAATCAGAAACTGAAACAATGCGTGAGTATGTTGAAAAAGTAACTGCAAAAATGGGCGACGATGGCGCAGCAGACGGTAAAAAGTCAACTGTAGCTGGCAAAAACGACATGGGCGGTTCAGCAGCAAGCATAGCACGTAATGATGTTGCAAATGATCCAGAAGCAGGAGCAGGCAAAAAAGTTGCTGGTTCAGCACTAAGTGATACATCTGCAAAAGAAGATTCGCATGGTAACGTAAATGTTCCAGGCGCAAAAGCAGCAACTAAAATGGCTGCAACACCTGGCCACGGCGCTGAGAAAAAGGGCAAGCCAGAGACTGCTGATAAAGGTGCAGGAAGCACAATTAAAGGCAAATAAGGACTGATTGATGAGATTACTAAACGAACATTTGAGTTTCGACCAAGCTAAAATAGTAGTTGAGTCTGCTAATGAAGGTAAAGATCTTTATATGAAAGGTATTTGCATTCAAGGCGGCGTTAGAAACGCAAACCAGCGAGTTTATCCCGTTAATGAAATTGGCAGGGCTGTCACCACGCTCAGCGAGCAAATTAGCGGTGGCTACTCAGTGTTAGGTGAAGTAGATCATCCAGACGGTCTTAATATTAACCTTGACCGTGTGTCACACATGATTTCAGAAATGTGGATGGACGGGCCAAATGGTTACGGTAAACTTAAAATACTACCTACTCCGATGGGAAATCTAGTAAAGACAATGCTTGAAAGCAGCGTTAAACTAGGCGTCTCATCGAGAGGTAGTGGTAATGTTACAGAAGATGGTAGCGGTGAAGTTTCTGATTTTGAAATCATCACTGTAGACGTTGTGGCGCAACCAAGCGCCCCAGGCGCATACCCAACACCGATTTACGAACACCTTATGAATACTCGCGGTGGTTATAGGGCGTTTCAAACATCTAGGGAAGTTCAAGGCGATAAACAGGCACAGAAGTATTTAAAAGAGAGCTTATTAGGTATAATAAGCAAACTCCAATAACGAGGAGAGGATATAAAATGTTAGATGCTTTAAAATCACTCTTCGAAAACTCAGCACTATCAGAAGAAGTGCGCACAGAACTAGAAGAAGCATGGAACGCAAAGGTGAAAGAAAATCGCCTACAGGTCACTGCGGAACTACGTGAAGAATTCGCAAAGAAATATGAGCATGATAAGTCAACAATGGTTGAAGCCATTGATGCTATGATGACAGAAAAACTTAGCGAAGAAATTGCAGAATTCCAAGAAGATCGCAAGCAATTGGCAGAAGCAAAAGCTAAATTTGCAATTGCACAGCGTGAAAATGCTAATCTTATGAAATCATTTGTTAGTGAAAACCTAGCAAAAGAAATCAAAGAACTACATGCCGATCAAAAAGCAACAGCAGACAAGTTTGTTGCTCTAGAAGAGTTTGTAGTTGAATCACTTGCAAAAGAACTTGCAGAGTTTTACGAAGATAAAAAAGATCTCACAGAGACAAAGGTTCGCCTTGTCCGTGAAGGTAAAGCACACATTGACAAAGTCAAGTCAGACTTTGTTAAGAAAAGTGCTAAACTTGTATCAGAAACTGTATCTAAAGGGCTTACAAAAGAGATTACAGCTCTTAAGGAAGACATTGAAGATGCACGTAGAAACGACTTTGGTCGCAAGCTATTCGAAGCGTTTGCAAACGAATATCAACATTCTTATCTAAATGAAAAGGGTGAGACTGCAAAAATGCTTAAGGTAATTGCTGCAAAAGAAAAGCAATTAGCAGAAGCAAAGCAGGCTGCGGGTAAAGCAATCAAACTTGCTGAAGCACAAGCTAATCAAAACAAAATGATTACTGAAAGTGTGCAACGCAAAGAAAAACTCGACGAATTGGTTATGCCATTAAGCAAAGACCAACGCGATGTTATGACAGACTTACTGGAAACAGTTCAAACCGACAGACTACAAAGTGCGTTTGACAAATACCTACCGTCAGTAATTGGCAGTAAAAGTCCAGCAAAGAAGAAGGCAGTTTTAGCAGAAGGCAAAGAAGTAACAGGCAATAGAAAACAAACAAATGACGTTAAAGCAGGCGCAGACCACAATGTGGTAGATATAAAACGCCTTGCTGGATTGAGTTAAGGAGATACCAATGTCAGAACTATTAGAAAGCCGTTGGAATGATACCAAGTCAGCACTTCTTGAAGGCCTAGGTGGCACCAAGAAAGCAGTTATGGCTACTACACTTGAGAATACTCGCAAGTATTTGGCTGAGACTGCAACAGCAGGTGCTACTTCAGCAGGTAACATTGCAACTTTAAACCGTGTGATCCTACCAGTGATCAGACGTGTAATGCCAACAGTTATTGCAAACGAACTAGTTGGTGTGCAACCAATGACTGGTCCAGTTGGCCAAATTCACACTCTACGTGTGCGTTACGGTGAAACAAACAACGCTACTGGAACAGACAACGATGTAACAGCAGGTGATGAAGCACTAAGCCCATTCAAAATTGCTGAAGCATATTCAGGTGACGGAACAGCCGGTAAAGCAGCAGCAACAGCAGCTCTTGAAGGCCAAGCTGGACGTAAGTTAAGCATCCAGATCTTGAAGCAAACTGTCGAAGCAAAAACCAGAAAGCTATCAGCTCGCTGGACATTTGAAGCTGCTCAAGACGCACAGTCACAGCACGGCATCGACGTTGAAGCAGAGATCATGGCTGCTCTAGCACAAGAAATTACTGCTGAAATCGACCAAGAAGTTCTTGGTTCACTAAGCTCACTAGCAGGAACTGCAAGTGAAACTTACGATCAGGCAGCAGTTTCAGGAACAGCAACATTCGTTGGTGACGAACACGCAGCACTTGCAGTTCAAATCAACAGAGTGTCAAACCAGATCGCACAGCGCACACGCCGTGGTGCTGGTAACTGGGCAGTTGTTAGCCCATTCGCGCTAACAATTCTTCAGTCAGCTACAACTTCAGCATTTGCTCGCACAACAGAGGGCACATTTGAAGCACCAACTAACACCAAGATGGTTGGAACACTAAACAACGCTATGAAAGTTTATGTAAACACATACTCAGGCGACGGTGAAGCAGTTCTAATCGGATACAAAGGTTCAAGCGAATCAGATGCAGCGGCATTCTACTGCCCATACATCCCGCTAATGAGCTCAGGTGTTGTTCTAGATCCTTCAACATTCGAACCAACTGTATCGTTCATGACACGTTACGGTTATGTTGAACTAACAAACACTGCGTCATCACTTGGTAACGCAGCTGACTACCTAGGCAAAGTTGATATCACAAACGGAAACGTTTCATTCAGCTAAGTCTATGTAGCATAGAAAACAAAATAGGCCCTACGGGGCCTATTTTTATGGTAAGTAGTTCTAGTGGAGATATAACAATGCCAATTGGAACAATTTACAAATATAATTCAAAAAGAAAATTCAGTGTAATCAGACCAAAAGAATGGAAAACCAATTTAATAGATGTTCTGTTTGAGACCAAAGACTTTGAATGCAAACTTGGCGATAGTGTTGAGTATGATGAAAAAGAAGTTAATGGCAAAAAATATGCACAAAATATCAAAAAAATATAAAAAAATGGTTGACTTTTGTTTTGTATATGTTATATTAAGAACATAACAAAGACGACGGTCCGAGTTAGATAGTGCAAGGAAACGCTGTTGAGTAGAGGCAGTAACTTGGCTAGTAGCTGTAGTGGCAGCGCATGATTGTGGAGACATGAAGATGCGTATTTTGGAAGTAACTATCCGATGCTAGGCTTCGCTTTATTAGACAGGATCTACAAAGGCGATTGTTGGTAATCCTTAATCCAACCTATCAAAATTATATAGAAAGGTCTGCAACATAATTGCAGGCCTTTTTTTGTGGCGATTATAACCCATTTTTTCTTTTTGGATAAATACTTGTGTCTAATAGAATGCCTTAAGGCAAACTTATGCGGACCCACCGCGTAGACCTAGAACGTCAATAAAGGAGAAACAAATGGGACGTCCAATCAATGCAGATAAAATAGGATACGGCACAGGTCGTATCGCAGTAACACGCCACTTTTTTACAGGCGGCGCAGAAGCAACAACAGCAGCACATATTGTAAGACAAGCAGGCAACGGCAAATATGTTGTCCGCCTAGATTCAAATGCAGGCGATCCAAGTGCTGACGAAATTCTAACACTAGCTAACAAAGCAGGCACAGGTGGCGGCGAAGCTCTTGTAGCAGGTGAATTTACAATCGATGCTTACGGAACAGATTCTACAACTTATCAAGTAACCAAGTTACGCAATAGAACTGTGCAACTAGAAGCAGGCGGAACAGAATTCAATGCTGTATACGGCGTAGGTAACGTTCCAGAAGCAAGAGAAACAGGAACTAATCCAGCAACTACATTAGCCGTAGCATTACCTGCACAATAAGGATAATAGCCAATGGCAACTAAGATTCAAAGATTAGGTGTAAAAGAATACAAAGTTGTTTTAGATACCACCGGTGACGTATCAGGTGGAACAGAAAATGCCACTGTAACTTTTGACGTAGGACAATACGGTAGTTTATCAGTAACCGGAGGATTAAATGTCGCCGGAGAAATTACTAGTATATCTAGCACAGATTTAGAAGTTAGCGACAATATAATTTTTATTAATGTCGGTGGAGGCACACCTGCAGGAATACCTGATGTTGATCCATTGTTTGGTCAAAGTGGTATTACTGTTGAAAGGTTTGCAGCCAGTGGTAACAATCCACAACTAGTCTTTGATGAAGCGTTGCGAACAATTGATGGATCAAATTTTGGAAATCCATCAATTGAACCAGGATTAGCCGGTGCATTTACATTACAAACAGAAAACTCTGGTGCTGATCCAAATCCTCAGTTAAGAACACCTTTGGGATTATGGACACAAAGCATCAGTGTATCAGATGATAACAATCTTTATCTACTCAACAACCAAGCAACATCTGGAGCAGCACAAGGTGGATCAGTTGAATCTGCTTTAGGCATAGTAACAGTTAGAGGTGCTGCATGGGAACTTGATGGAGGTAGCACACTTGTTCCATATGAAGAAAGAGTATTTCCATATGAAACTAGGGATACATTAAGAAAAATTATCAACGAAGACGGCAATCAGGATAGATTAGCTAGTCCTCCAGATTCTGATGCACTTATTACAGCAAAAACACTAACTGATTATGTTAGAGATTATCACGAGTTTAATTTCCAAGGCAAAATTGCAAAAGATTATGTAAGTGGAACAGAAACTAAAGTTGAAATTTTTGATGATGACGTTGATGGATCGGGTTCATTTTCTGTTCAAATTGATGTAAACAGTCAGCCAGCGGCAAAGTTCTATTCTAACAGAGCAGAAATTAGTGATGTAGAAATACAAACAAATACAATTTCATCAATTGGTGCAGCAACAAGTTTAACCTTGCAAGGAAATGGACTAGGTGTTGAAATAGATGATTTTGCAGAATTTACAGTGCAAGATCCTTTAACAGTTGACATACCAACAACAGGAACACGAGTTTATGCTAATACTTTAGCAGATGGAGGAACAGGACTGTATTTTGCACACCAAGACGGAACAAGAGATGAATTAGTAAGTAGGAATAAAGCATTACTTTTCAGTATAATATTTTGAGGAAATAAAAAATGTCAATAGCAAACGCAACAATAAACACAACCGATACTATAGTATTAACTGTTCCTGCTGATAAATCATATGCTATTACTACGATCTTAATTTGCAACGTTGCAGTAGACGACGGAACTGGAACTGCTGATACAAATTTTGATATGCACGTTATACCAAGCGGGCAAACAAAAACTGATACAAATTTAGTAATCAACAATGTAGAAGTAGCAGCAGAAGATACGTTTACTTTCAATGTAGAAAGATTAGTTTTAGATCAAGGTGATCAAATAGTGTTTGTAGGAAAATCACCAACGAATTTAAGTGCAACAATAAGTTATTTGGAAGTGTAAATGAAGTTTTTTAAGAGACAAACCATACATGAGAGAAAGGTTGGAGACGGCAGTTTAATTCTTACTGCTGACGGCAACATCGAAATTACCCCTCCGAGCGGAAATGTAATTGTTGATGGAAACGTTACCATATCCGGAGATGCTACAGGGCCACGAACAACCGATGTCTTGTATGTAAGTCAAGATGGTAACGATGCAAATGACGGACGCAGCGAAGGCAAATATGGATCTAAAAGGACAATTAAAGGTGCTGTAGAAGTAGCTCAATCAGGAACAACAATTATTGTTGCACCAGGGGATTACTACGAAGAAAATCCTATTGTGCTACCTGATTTTGTTACAGTTACCGGGCAAGGGGAATTGCGTAATACACGAGTATTCCCAAAAAATAACACACAAACAATTTTTTACATGGGCAACGGGTGTTATCTATACCAGTTGACATTCCGCGGTTTAAGATATCCAGGTTGGTGTGCAGAAATACGTCCAGGCACACTTTGCACAACCTCACCTTATGTTCAAAACTGCACAAACATGAATGGTCCTTGGCTTAATGATGGAACAGAATTTATACCTTTTGAAACAGT